TTATCCGGAGTTGGTCAAATAAAGTTCCAGAATCTCGACTTATTGATTTTGGAACAGTTATCGGATTCAGTGAAATAGAAGATATCGTTAAAAAGTATAAAATTCATCCTTTATCGATTGCATTAGATTCTGGTTATCAAGGAAGAAACTGCTATGCCGAATCAGTTCAGCGAGGAAAAGTAATAAATTTAGCCAATGGTAAGAGGCATTTTGCTACTTGGTTAAATTTAAAAGGAGATGGTGGCACTTCGACATTATCCCCCAAGAAATTTTATACCCATAAACTAACAGATAATGGTAAGACTATTGACCTCCCAAGACTATACTCGCCGGAACAGACAGTTGACCCCCAATTTCCCGTGGGACATACCTTCAAACCCATTATGGCTCGTTTACATAGTTGGTCAAATTATAGTATCAAGACGATACTCTGTGGTTTGCGGGATAAGAAATTACCCTTCAACTGGCGTTTAAACGAACGTGCCACTGGTGAATACAATAAACAAATGTTCTCAGAAGAATTGAATTATAAGAGTGGTCGCTTCGAGCAAATAGAAGGGATTCCTAATCATATATTTGATATGGAATGTATGCAACTAGTCCTTAGTTTAATGGCAGGATGTTATATTCCAGCAGCCGAAACTCTCAATAATATTGAGAAATCACCTGAACTGAAATAACCACCCAAATTAATTACTATATGTCATCAATTTATTCTCAAGGTCTTTTATTAGATTCTAAAATATTATCAGAACAAACATTACTTGATATATATAATAAAGCCGTTAAACTTTTACTGGAAGGTAAGACTTTCATGGAGTTTGATGGAGAAGGGTCTAATTTTAAGGCTCAATTTCCTATACCCGTTCAACAAATGTTGTCGGAAGCAAGATATGCATTGAAACAGAAAAATCCCGCAAAATACGGGCATATTACTACTCAAGTTAAACCATTTTTTATCTAATATATGGCCAATACTAAAAAATTAAATATTGAAGGTCTTCGTCAGAGAATTGATAATCATAATTTAACACAGGGTATCAAGAAACAAGAATTAGGACTTCTTCCTAATATTTGGTCGAATCCAAATGCGGGTATGTATCGCCAACGGTTCTATGCTTTACAGGGTAATGAAACGGGATTGGATCAAGTATCGAGAGAGCAAATAGTCCGACTTTCCCGTGAACTTTTCTTTCAATTGCCGGGGATTGGAGTAGCATCCGAATTAAAATCAGAATATGTCGTTGGTAATCATTGGGAATTTAAATATACAGGTAAGAATGAGGTTTGGGGTAGTAAATTAGAAACGTTCGTAAAGAAATGGCAAAAGAATTGCACGAGCAAAGGTAATATTGATTGGCAAACTATGTTGAGGATTCTATCACGAACTCTTGATATGGATGGTGATGTTCTCATGTTATTCGTCAAAAATAAACAAAATTATCCCGTTCTTCAATTCGTTGGAAGCCATCGAGTCGGGACGATTGGTAATAATATGGTTGGTAATTCGGGGATGACTGCTACTATTCGTGGTAAAAGTTATAAATGCTTTGATGGTATTGTTTACGATGATATGGGTAAAGCTATTGCCTATTCCATTAAGAAAGATGATGCTCAAGTTTGCACCGTTCCTAATTCTCCTAAATTACCAACGGAAGATACAATTATTTCTATTGAAGATGGTCAATTAATTTTTAATCCTCTCGTCTTTGATAAAGGTCGTGGACTACCTTGTTTATATAGTTCTGTATTATATGGTCTTCAATTACAAGACCTCGATCAATTTCTTATGGAGATTGCAAAACTCGAAGCGACAATAGCTTACGTTTGTGCTAATGATGCTGGACAGGCTCCTCAAGAATATGAGAACCTCCTCGATCAATTACAAGCATTATCCGGAACGAACACTAATTTACCAGCCGTTCAACCAACTGTTCACGGTATTACAGCCGTTAAGAGTCCGACTATTAATTATATAAAATCAGATGGTGGTGCCCTTCAATCTTTCCGGTCGCAACGCCCCAGTGAAGAAATCCAATCCTATATTAAGTCTATTGAGACGAAATTACTTTCAGCCATTGGAATCCCCCACCAAATGATTTATTCTCCAGAAAATATTGGTGGTTTTGCTTCCATTATGGCCATTACTCAACTGGTTCGTAAAAGTGTTGCGGAACGCCAAAAAACGATTAATCGTTATATGAAAACGGCCATGGCATGGGTCATTGCGTCGGCGATGGAAGAAGGATATCTTGATAAGAATTATTCAGACGATTTAAATGATTGTTTTGAATTTATCATGCCTCCCAAATTTACTTTAGATAATAATAAAGATAATGCTTCCCTTATGGAATCATATAAACTTGGTATGATAAGCGGTGAAGATTATGCATTGGCTAATGATACCCATTTTGCTGTTGTTTGTGCTACTCGTGATCAAGAAATTGATGAATTATTGACAAAAGTTACGGCGGCTAAAAAGAAATTCCCCGATATGAATGAATCGGCCATTCTTAACTTATTTACGCAACGAGGAGTAAGTTCCTTGAAAATTGAAGATCTTCCTGAACCTATACCGGCCAAAACAAAATAATTTATGCAAACAAGATATGATATATTAATGCTGGATAAGAGATTTATCAATGTAAAATTGGAAACAACTCTACCCAAACAAGAGAAACATAAATCAGATGATACTGATATTGATGATATCGACGAGGAATGCGATAACTACAAGGCTGGATTTATAACGGGTTATGAAAAAGGTATTGCCGACGGTAAAAAATAATTTATATATGTCAAAAACTCTTAATAAAATACATAACATTGCTCGATCTATGATAGGACTTGACCCCGTCTATAGTTTCTCACCTCTTCATATGACGAATGGCCACATATCCATTATCAATATATCAGGCATTCTTGGTAAGAGAATAAGTGCAGATGAAAAAGATGATGGTAAAATAGATGTTGATGATATTACTGATGCTTTGAAAGTAGCTGCAACAGCCGATACCGAAGTAGTTATTCTCTGGATTAACTCTCCCGGTGGAACTTCTACGGGTATCGATGAATTGGGACAACATATTAAGAATTTAACCCTGATTAAACCCGTTCTTACCTTTACCGATACGATTTGTGCCAGTGCTGCCATGTGGCTTGCCAGTTGCACTAATGGTATTTATTTAACACCAACGGCTGAAGTAGGTTCCATTGGCGTTTATGCTAAAGTGGTTGATATGTCGGAGAATCTTGCCCTCCAAGGTGTTAATGTTCAAGTATTTTCAGCGGGCGACCAAAAAACAATGGGTCAAGCTGAAAGACCATTAACTGAAGAAGAATGTAAACTTATTCAGTCGGATATTGACGCTCAATGGCTCAAATTTAAAACTTTAGTGACGGATAATCGTGGCAAAGTCAAGGAAGAAAATATGCAAGGGCAACTCTTCACGGGCGAATCTGCGGTTGCAGTAAACTTAGCTGATAAAGTCGTGTTGGATTTTCCAACGTTACTATCAGAAATAACCACCCAAATAACAATATAACAATATGATACTTAATCTCGCAAAATTAAACAAAGAACTCGAATCGTTCAAAGTTGAAAAACTTGAAATGACGACTAAACTAAAATCTCACGAAGACGAAAAGTCAAAATTCGAAAAAGATAAAAAAGACCTTGAAGAAAAGGTTTGTGCTCTCGAAAAAGAAAAAGCCGACCTCGAAGAGAAATATAAAGCATCTAAAAAAGAAGAAGCGGCAGTTGTCATTGCCGTTGAAGAATCCGTCAATCAAAAAGTAGTTCAATCGTTGGCGGCTATGGGCGTTAAAGAAGGATTAGTCAAAGAAGAAGTAGTTGCGCCCACTACGGCAGTTGAAACGGCCAGTGATATCTATGGCAAATATGACAAACTCGAAGGCAAAGAAAAGATTATCTATTTTAAAGCCAACGAAAAAATGATTTTGAAAGGTATGAAAGCCCTTCATTTTAATGCTCCGACTCAGTCGAGTAATTATAAAACAGTTTAACAACAATAACAATAATAATATAAAAATATGCAAGCAAACAATTTAAATGGTTTCCTCGTAGCTTATAGCTTACGCAGTTTACCTCAATTCATCTCTTACGCTCCCTTCCTTGGGAATTACTCAACCGATTTCAGTTCTGATATCGCTGGCGGCGGCACGGCTGTTGTGACCCGATTGGCCACTACTAACTGGACGGCAAATCGCACCGACTTAAATGGTTACGTCATTCAGCCCACTACCTCAAGTGCGGTTACTATAACTCTCGTGCAGAAAGACGTAACGGATGCTTTCTCGGAATTGGCTTGGGCTGCTTCCATTCCGGAAGTATTAATTAATACATTCGTTCCCGGTCAAGCAATGACGCTCGCTAATACTGTCGTGGTTGACTTACTTGGTTCACTTAGCGGTTCTACTGCTCAGACTCAAAACATTATATCCGCTTCTCTTTGCACATACCAAGTTGCATCGTTAACGGCTGGATTACTCGACAAAGCATTCGTTCCTCGTTCCGAAAGAACTATGTTGCTCTGTCCCGATGCTTATCAGGCTCTCAACTATAGTTTAAGCCAAACGTATATCTATGGTAATTCAAAACCCGTTCAAGACTACGAATCAACTCGTGTTCAAGGTTTTGATGTATTCAACTTTGGTGGTATTAAAGATGCTCCCTATAACGTTGCTACTTCTACTACGCTCAATAGTGCTGGTATTGCTAACTTACTGGGTGTTGCAACTCATAAATCGGCATTAGCCATTGCTGCTCGTGCTCCTTTAGCGGTGAATAACGGCCTCGTAACTGCCGTCAATCAAATAGATGAAACCTCCGGATTCTCCATGCAGAACCGTGTTAGTTACCTCCAAGCCACTGGTCAATATCAGTTGTCTTCGACGGCTATCTACGGTGTTAATGCTGGCAATCCTTTGGGCGCAGTGTTAATCAAAGTATAATATAAACAGACAAATAAAGGGGTGAGTTGAAGTAAAAATTCACTCACCCCTTTTCTCATTATAAAAAAGAAAGAAATAATTATATGGCGGCAACTACAAATTCAACCTATCAAAAAATCTTAGTTAATCACATTGCTAATAATCCTCCCAATTGTGATCCTCAACGCAGTAATGAAAATTTTACTGTTTATTATAATCGTATAACTGCTCAAGGATTGAACCCTGATATTGGTGCTAATGAATCGGATTCGAATTATTTAATTCGATTGGCGACTTATCAACCAGCTACACCTTCTAGTTCATATTCATTACAGGCATTAAGTGCTTCTTTTGCAACCTATTATAATGATACTCTCGATACGGTTTTATCTG